AGTTTATATGATGCTTCAGAACCTTTTGAAAGATATTGATCTTTAATATGTGTTAATAAAAATCGTTCGTTTCCCTGAATTTGTGGAAGAGTGTGAGCTAATTCTTTTTTAAATTCAAGAACAAACTCATCAAGAGTTTGATCGATATCTCTGGCAGTAGAAAGATCTACTCCTTGATCTTGTAAATATTCATAATATGCTTCTACGAAAGATACGAATGTGGGGTAGTCTTCCCTGATAAATTCAGGGATCTGTCTAGATACAACAGATGATAATTGGGTTCTTGACATTATGATCTAATTGAGTTGAACTGATAATTGTAGCCAGCACCGAGATCGCCATTTGCAGTATTGTCAGCAATAGCAGTAACACTTAATAGTGTTGGATCGATTTGTACAATTTGATTTAGAGCAGAAACAATGTCATATGATTCTGGTTTAACTTGCCATTCAAAAAACGCACCATCTAAAGATACAATATTTAATCCACGAACTAATATTAAACCGAGTTCGTAGTTAATAGTGCCTTGGGTTCTATTTACAAACACTTTATCTAAATTTGAATTTAAATAATATAAACGAATGTTGCCCACAGAATCATCATCAAGATAGTGGATTTGAGTGCTACCTGGAACATAGAATCCAGTTGAAGCAAAAACCTCACCTTGTTTACCACCATCTTGAGAAATAGGGTTAATTAAATTAAGCACATATTGGGCATTAACACCATATTGTGGTGTGTGCGGATGACGAACCATTAATCGAGTAATGTTGTTTACAATAGAAGGATCTGCTTGATCAATAATGCCTGTTAGTTTAGTGTAACGAAGAACACCATCAAACTTCTGCAATTCTTTCTCATCATAATCAAGAATAGCATTTTTAACAATAGTTTCAATCTGCGACGCAGTTTTACTAGTTTCTTTAGGATTATAGTAAACGAATGCTGTTACCTTAATATTAAAATATTCTGGATCAACAATTTCTGGGGTAATAGAAACAACGCTTCTTGGAGTAAGAATCTCATTTGAGATTGTTTCTTTTTGTTGATTAGTTAGTTTAGTAGCATCTTTTGGTTTAATACAAATATATGTTTTACCATAAACTGGAGGATTATTATCCTCACCACCCCAAACTGACACTGTTTGTGCAGCAGGAAATTTACTATAAATTAATGCTTTATAATCATCAGGTGTAACAGCACGATTTTGTGCAGCAAATAATCTTGGTGCGTTAAATTTAATAGAAGAAATATCTTCTGAAGCAGAGCCATTTATCGCAGGACTAACAGTAGTAACTGAAAGATTACTACCCAATACTGACAATCCATTATATGTAAAAATATTGGCAGAGTTAGGTGCTTCTAAACTAGAAACAAAATAATTGATCGTCACTACATTACCATTACTCACAGCAGTTCCAAGAACACCATCACCAAAGGTAATCTCATAAAGACCATCATCAATTTCTTTTAAGAAATATACTTTTGTTGTGTCAGTCACTGCTGTTAAATCTTCTGCTCTTGTGAATGTTTCATATATGTCTGAAGTTGCAGATTCTTGAACTTGAATAGACAAAGTAGAAATATCAATATTTGCGTTTGGTATAATATAACGAACACCAGCTGCAACAGTATATTTGAATGATAGCGGAGTACCTTCAACGATTGATAGATTAGAGAAAGTGTAATTACCAGCAGTATTTCTTGCTACTGTGACATCTTCTAAATTATAGAAAACATAAGACACACCATCAATAGAAGTTAAGAATGGTTGTTGAGCTGGTAATGTTGCAACAGTTGGGCTAGAAGTTGGAGCAGTAATGCTTACATTAACAACTGCTCTTGCGCACACGGCAGATCTTGGGGTATAACCAAGCATCTTTGATAGGGAAACTACTGATGCTCTTTTGCTGGCAGAGTCAAGAAACATTTCGTTGACAGCAAGGTTAGTATAAACACCATTATAGTGAGTATTGTATGCCAGTAAATCTATGAGAACAGAAAGACCAGAACCCTCAAAGTCATAGTCGGAAAACTCAGACTGTGCCTGTAGGAATGTTTTAAGATTAGTTTTAATGGTATCAAAGTCTAACTCTGATACCTTCATTCTTTTACTGTTTGTTGTGATTGCCATTTATCGTGTTCTCTCTAACGCTAAATCGAGAGTTATTGGTCTCTCGGTGTTGACTATTGTGAATTCTAAAGTTACATAAACTTCGTTTGCATCGGAATAATCGTCCACTCTAACATCGATGATATTAACTCGTGGTTCAAAGTTATTAATCACATCGATGACTGCTCGCTTGAGCATAACATTAAACATTGGTCCAGGATTATCGAATAGCAACTGTCTAATTGGAGATCCAATTTCACTATGAAATGGTCTCTCAAAATTTCTTGTTAATAACAAATTCTTGACAGACTGCTTAATAGCATTGTCGTCATATCTGCGAGTTATATCCCCAGTCACTGGATGCTTAGTGAAGTTGAGGTCTAAATCCGAGAAAATTCTTGTGTTTCTTGCCATATCGTTTATTTAGGTTATTCTATGAAAGTGTTAAATCCTTCGCCACCAACTTTGTCTCCGTCGGCAACTGGATCACCATATCGTGCTACCTTTTTACCCTCAAAGAAAGTTTTAGAAGAACCATCTATAATTTCTCGTTGTGCACCTGTATGAGTTGTTAAACCAATAGTATGAGATTCATATTGATCTCCAACTAATGCTATTCTTTTACCCTGCACGAAAGTTTTAACTGCTTGATTTTTATAAGTTAAAGGAGTCGCTGGTCCATCTATACCCTGCGATAAATCTCCCTCTTTAGCAAAGCCACCCATTATGCAGCCTTTGGAGGAATAGTTTCTAACAACACAAATCCTGAAGGAATACCCTTAGAATCTCGTTTATAAACTTTATCATTAACCATAGTGAATGCTTGTTTTCTTCCACCTTTTGATTTGAAGGATACATGAATCCAGCAAGATTCTGGGAAACGATACTCAAGAATCAATTGATCATATGGAAGAACTTTCTCAAGCTGTTGAATAAACTCATATGTTTTAGTATACTTGTCTGGAAGCATAATACCAATATCTAATGCCTGTCCCTTGCAGTGGTCTGATGTTGGTGACTCATTGGCAACAACACCCTTTAGACGATAACCTGAGTTAATCTTCCACTGCTTCTTATATCCACCAATACCACCTGGAAGAACATTTACTGCAGGTTCAAGAAGATTCTGACATGTTAAGGCGAGATTACATACAATTTCTTGTGCCTTATATAATCTTTCTGGTGCTTCTTTACTATCTTTAAGCATCTGGTCAACAAGTTTATGTTTACCACCAACACCACCATCCATTAGCATACCAAGAGTAAAGTTTTGTGACATTCTAAAGTCATTTGTAAATTCTTTAGATGCGTAGATAATATCGCAACTAACTGGAACTGTCGTTGTAGAACCACCTGATGGTTTTGGTGCTTCTTCTGTTGCAACTGGTGCAGGTGCTCCGACAACACCTTCTTTTCTACTAGTTTCTGCTGAAGCTGCACGACCTTCTGGTGTTTCAAAATCATCTGGTGTTTCAGCAACAGTTTTTTCTTCAAACTGTCTTTCTGGTGGAATAGAATATGGCACAACTGGAGAAATTGGATTACCCACTGGTGGAGGAGTCAATGCTACTTCAGGTGTAACAATAGTTTCACTGCCTGCAGCACCATTGCCAAATTGTCCTTGAGTATAATCTGCGGATAATGTTCCACCTGCAAGGATGTCCATACTACCACTTGATTCTAGATTTACTGTAGCACCAAGTAAATTAAATCCTTCATCAGCAGCAACTGAAACTGCAGAACCATTAACAGCATAATTAGTGTCTGCTCTCTGGTTAATATTTGCAGCTTGAACATCAAAGTCTCCTGCTGCTTTAATAAGAATGTCGCCACCTGCAGCCATGTAAATATCATTGGCAACACCGATGTCTAGATTTTGTCCAACTGTAAGAGTAGCATTTTGTTCAACTTGAATATTGGCATCTGTTCGAGCATAAATGTTTGCGTTACCATTGACAGTAATATTTAACTCACCAGCCACTGACATGCAACCATTCTTTTCCATGACAACAAAGTTATCACCGATAATATAATTAACTTGTGTTCCGTTTGGATCAATTTCACTAAATGTACCTGAACGATGATATGTGTTTATTCTTTCATATCCTGGAGTGTCATCAAATTCTTGCAGATGACCAGATTCTGTTTCAAACACTTTGTTAAATGGATACTTTGCTCCGTAAGGTGCTTCTGGTTGATCCCATGTTCCATTGTTAAGTGCTTTCGGCACACCCAACTTACGGATTGCATCTCTTTTCTTAATAACTGTACCTTCAATAACTCCACGAGCCAAACGATTAGTATCTGGCTCACCAATGTATTCTTTTAGAGGATATTTGTTATTTGGATCTCTAAATCCAGTTGTACCAGAACCACTGCTAATAGATTCAGGAGATGGTTGTGGTGTAGTAACAACACCGACTGGTGGTTTATCTGGGATTGGCGGATTTGCATCTTTCTCTGGAGCACCGACATCTGGTGACTGTCCATAGAAATATTCGTAGTATGATTTCTTTCTTGCAGCAATATCAGGAGAGTTTACACCGACTGCTTGTTTTGCAGCAAGGAAATATCCAGGATGTGCATTAACATTAACACCCTTTGGTACTCTATCTTTAATATACAACGCAGCAACTAAAGCTGACACATTAATATCAGTATCAAGTGAATCTGGATTATTGACGAGGTCAAGATTCAACCCCATGTCATTAGCAAGTTTCTGGTATCTTGCATAGTTTGATTTACCAGTTAACTGAATAAATCCACGACCATAATATTTTCCACCATCAGCATCTGTCTGATTACCAAGGAATCCTTTTCCTCGTTTAGTTGGACCATATGCCCATGAGAAGAATTGTTCTCTAGTTAATCCTCTTTTCTGGGCATTTGCATATTGAGCAATGTCTTCTGGAGTGGCAAATGAGTAAATTGTTTTAAGACGAGCCTCAGAATAGTTGTATGATTCTAACTGAGGAATCCAAGTGCTTTCACCACCAGCGATACCAAGCAACGCACACTTTTGTTCTTTAGTAGTTAATCCAACTTTGTCGCAAGCTGCAATTAATGCTTTAATACCTTCTGCTGATTTGTTTGGATTGCTAGAAGATTTGGCTGGAGGGATAGTTGGGATTGATGTATTTGTAGATGTTTGGTTTACTTTTGCTGGCGCAGTACCAGTAGTTACTGGAGTTCCGTCACCAGAGGTAACCACAGTACCATCACCCGAAACTAAATTTGTAACTTTACTTTCTGCGACTGCAGCAAGATTGGTTGGTGCAGCTTGAAATTTTACAATGTTTTCCTGATAGTTTATAACTGGATGGCTAACTGTAATCTTAGTTCCACTATCAATAGAAACAATAAAGGTATCAGCTGGAAGACCAAATGCCAATACTTTCATATTGGCTCTTAAATCTTTGGTTAAAGTAGTTGATCCTGTATCTTTATCATAGAAAGTTAATTGTGTTCCATTTGTTGGACCAGGAATAGTTCTTAGTTCTAGGTTTTCAATTTTACCACCAGAACCAATAGGTGCGTCATCATCTTGATCAATTGGTGCTGGCGCAGATGGAATACCACCAACAGTACCAATCATAATTGGTTGTTGATTATCTCCATCAGCAAATATAATAATTACGGAAGTACCTTCAACTGGACCAATCGGAGAGGATCCAATACCATTCATTGCAGCAGATGTAACTGACTGCATTGGGTGTGCCCATGGCAAATCTGAAGTAGGAAGCTGTGACTTATCGTGAGTGTGTAATCCAACTACTCGGACTTGACAACGACCAAGTTTTAGTGGATCACTTCTATTTTCTACGACACCATAGTAAAAATTCATTATTTGTTCCTATTCATATCCAACTGAGATGATTCTTTAATTAGTTCCATATGGCACTCATGTTTTGCTTTATCAATGTGATGATTAATAGCTGCAATAATATAATAACCAGAGAACATTTTGTCTGTGGTATCTTTGTCATTCTTAGACAGTGGTTCTATTTTATTTAACACCACTCCAACTTTCTGACCAACTGTATAATCTGTTCTTCCTGGAACTGTAATATTTAATTTATTGGCTTCTGCCATCTTCATTAAAGATGCTCGTTCTTGAAATGTCTTAGCATTAGTAACATCACCGAAGCCATTAAAATTACCGTAGTCTTTAGGGAAGTTGATTAGAGTAGAATTCGATCTAAAGATTGCCTTATCAGAATTTACTGGATATTTGTTTAGATGTTTTTGTTGTTCAAATCGTTGAAACATATTATAGTTCTTAACTGAATATGTTTTCTTAGTCACATCATACGAAATCTGTTTTGATGAAAGCATACCATTACGAATTCTATCCATGTAGTCAAATCCAACAGGAATACTAATATTTGAAATTCGTTTATAATCTTCATTCACATTTCGAATATCACCACCACCTGGTAATTTATCACGAGTATATTTGTCGTAAGTAAACTCTTGATACATTGTATTCTGATATAGAGTTTC